AATAATTAAGTATGGAAGAAGAAACAGAAAGTGTTACTCAAAGTCCTATACAAGGGCTAACACCTAAAATGATCCCAACAGTGGGGAGAATGGTTTATTACAAGTCATATGGAACTCCAGGTGGAGAATATCCATCAGTCGATAGAGCAGCTACAATTACGGAAGTGATTAATGCAGAAGAAGGAATTATTAGTTTATGTGTATTTAACCCAGAAGGATTTTTCTTTAGTAGAGAGGTTAAACAAGGACAAGCTAGTGGTCAATGGGATTGGGTGCCTTACACAAAGGAACAAGCTCTAAAATAATCATTTAGTGAGCCTCATTCGTGGGGCTTACCATAATGGTTACTGGGGGTGGTCTAAAAAATCTTACACTACCTAGACATCATGGTTAAGTTAATCATTTAGTTAATCTTTAATTTATAACCAATAAAACCTATGATAGAAATATGCTCACACGAATTAAAGTTAAATAAGGAAGAGGATTTTGTTTTCTGTATTAAATGTGGTAAGTCTTGGAAAAATAAGATTGAATATGTTTTAACTCCGATAACCCCAAACACAACACCAATAATACCAAATAATCCTTATTATACGCCAACAATAAATTAATATGTACACAATAGAAGAATATGAAAAAAAATAAGCTAAAAAGGAAAAGGTGTGTTTGTATAAAATGTGGTATTAATTTTTCATATAAGCAGTCCTTTGTTGGACAAGACAGAAGATTATGTGATAATTGGCGACCAGTTTTTTCAGTTAATTAATAATAAATAATATGCAACAAAATAATTATTCTTTAATCTTTTTACTAATCCATATTTCATTAATATTATGGTTAGCAATATATTATTTAATTAAAATAAAGAATATATTAACTTAATATGCTAACCCTAATCTTAACTCTATATGCAATTCAAATACAAACACAAGCAATCATGTGCCAAGCGAATATCTATGAGGTTGTGGTTGAGGCGAGTGCTTACAATAGTTGTGAATGGCAAACTGATGGTAGTCCAGGCATTACTGCATATGGTTATAAACTCACAGATGACAGCAAGGTGGTTGCATCGAACTTCCTCAAGGCTCACCAACTTATCAGTATTGATGGAGTTCTATACACCAACGAAGACAAAATGGCACAAAGGTATCAAGACCATATTGATATATATATGGGTTCGTGTACCACAGCGAATATTCAGAAGGCAGTTAATTTCGGCAGACAAACTAAGAAGATAATAATATATGAATAGGATATGCAAACAATGTGGTAAAGCACTATATAGAAAAAGTGGTGAACAAAAAAGAGATTATGAAAAAAGAAAATAAAAATAATAATATAAGTATGTTTACTCATGGAATGATGGTCCAGCTCACCTGCTTAGGTAGGTGGTCTTATTACTGCTATCATTCCATAAATTAATTTATTAAATAACAAAAAACTTATGACAAAACAAATGAAAGTTGACAGCTACTAGTTAGTATGAAAAAAACAGAAATAAAAAAACTAGACAAGGAATGGAGCTTACAGATAAGAAGTCTCGGACATTGTGAATATTGTGGTAAGCAAGGAGATGAGTGCCAACTACACCCACACCATTATGTAGGTAGAAGAAACAGAGCCACAAGGTGGTATCTACCCAATGGGATATGTCTATGTGCTTCACATCATACTTTGGCTGTAAAATCAGCACACGGCGATCCAGAGTGGTTCAGGGGAGAGATGCTAAAGTTAAGAGGTAAAGACTGGTTAAATGAGATAGTGGCACAATCTAATAAAATATTTAAAGGTACTTTTGAACAGGTACAATCTCACTTAGAGGGCGATAATAATTACTTATGAGAAAAGACGTAAGAGAACGAATACAATACATGAAATATCAGATAGGCAGAAGAAAAGCTAAACTAAAGCATAATAGCTTTTGGTCTGAAATGGTTGAAGAAAGTAAAATGGACTGGCATGATGTGTATATGATAGACAGACAGATTGATAGTTTGTACTGCAAAATAGATAAGCTCGTAAAAGTGGCTGTGGACAGAAATTGTAGGTATAGTAAAATAAGCGAGTTTTTGGGGTGTTGACAAAACCCTAAAAGTTTGCTATACTTAAGGTAATGCTTAATGAAGCTGGGACTTAATATAGTAATCCCCTCCCACTATATTATTTCCCGACCTTATTAAGGATTAAACCATGCAGAGAACTACAATAAACAAAAAATCGACTCAATACTAACAAGTTTGGGCATTTTTTAGTACCATTAAGACAGAACGACAAGTAAGATAAAACACCTCAATTCTTCGATTAGGTATAAAAGGCTTCGGCTTCTTATTTCCTATACTCTTGGAGGAATGTTACAACTGTTCTTAAATCTTAATGGTACTAAAAAGTATGGAAAACGAACCAGTTAAAATTGATAAGAAGTATTACCTACTAAGAAAAGGCGTAAACGAGAATGGCTGGTACGCTGAGTTAGAAGAGGTAACAGGATATGACGATCATTATGATAAGAAATAATAATATATTATGGCTAAGTTTACTAATGAAGAATTAAACGGTGTAAAGGTAAGAGAAAGTTTATTACAGGCTAAACAGATTGAGTTTAGTTTGTTGTCTAATGAAAAAGATATTTACGTTACAGGAATATTAGAAAAGTATAAACTTGATCCGAAAGCTAAATATACTATTGCAGAAGATGGAGAGATTTTAATTAGTACAGAAAAAAAATAATATGGCAGAAGCAGGAAGACCAACTGACTTGACAGATGAACTGATTAAGGAAATTAAACAGTCTATTTTGGGTGGTAGAAACATAAAAGAAACAGCAATTTATATATTTGAAAATTACCCTAACTTAGGTGAAAAAGAGAAAGGCAATGGGGTAGATAACTATATACAGAAGTTCTATAACTGGAATTGCGATAATTACTTAGATATGGCTGATAAGGTTGAAGGGTGGAAGCGAGATCGTAAGCTAATGTTAGCTGAAAAGAAGTTAGAAGATATACTAGACTTTGATGTAAGTGATAAAGATACTATCAAGGTACAGGCTGATATAGCTAAGTTCACAGCAGAGACGTTAGGAAAGAAGACTTATAGCAAGAGAAGTGAGCATACAGGAGCAGAGGGAGAACCTTTAATAAAAGGATTTATTTATGAGAAACCAGATAAATTATGATTAAAAATTGTCTAGTTTGCAACAAGGAATTTAAAACATATCCGTCCAAACAATTATAAAGGTGGCTACATAAAGAAGGGTAAGAACACAAGTTATAAATACATACAATCACCAAATCATCCACATTGTAATAAGGATGGCTGTGTGGCACAGCATAGATTAGTAATTGAAGAGTTGCTTGGCGATTACTTAGACCGAAAACTAGAGGTCCACCACATAGACTGTAACGGATTAAATAACAATATAGAAAACTTAAAATTAGTAACAGGAAAAGAACATAAAATAATACACCTTAAGGACAATGTTCATAAAAGGTGGCAAAGGTAATTTCCCCCACTAAGTATCATATGAGAACAGAGATAACTCCCACAATTAAGCCAACAAAAAAGCAACATCAAGCATGGCTAATGTTACAGGACACAATCTCAAAGTATGTGGTATTTGGTGGGGGAGCTTAGTAGGAGGTGGGAAGAGCTGGCTCGGTTGTGAATGGTTACTTACTCAATGTTATTTCTACCCTGGAACGAAATGGTTTATAGGTAGAGAAGAACTGAGCCGACTTAAAAAGAGTACATTTGTTACTTTCACAAAGGTATGTGCTTATCACAAGATACCTGATACTGATTGGAAACTAAACGGACAAGACAACTACATAGAGTTCACAAATGGGAGCAGAATTGATCTGCTAGACTTAGCAATGAAACCTTCTGACCCCTTGTATGAGCGTTACGGTAGTTCAGAATATACAGGTGGCTGGATTGAAGAAGCAGGCGAAACTAACTACATGGCTTTTGATGTGTTAAAGAGTAGACTTGGCAGACACATGAATAAAGAATACGAGATCAAGAGCAAGATGTTAATGACCTGTAATCCTAAAAAGAATTGGTTATATAAGTTAGTATACAAACCTTTCAAAGAAGGTACACTTGACCCTAAATGGGCGTTTATTCAATCATTGTACTCAGACAATCCGTTTACAGCAGACGAGTACGGAGAGAATCTAAGCGAGATTACAGACAACGCCACAAGACAAAGACTAATGCACGGTAACTGGGAGTATGATGATGATGATAACGCAATGCTTACTTATGACGATATTATAGATTGCTTTACTAATGTAGCAGAGCATGGAAATAAGTATTACGTTGCAGATATAGCAAGGTATGGAGGAGATAGGATAGTTAAAGGTAAATGGAACGGATTTCATTGTTACAATATAAGTTGGAATCAGAAGCAAGGACTTGATACCACTATTACTCAGATCAGAGACGATTTAATCAACGAACAGATACCTTATAGCCATTGTGTTGTAGATGATGACGGAGTTGGTGGTGGTGTAACTGATATGCTTGGTGGTGTTAAAGGGTTTGTAAATAACTCTAGTCCAATGGATATTGGAGGAATTAAACAGAACTATCAGCATTTGAAAGCACAATGTGCATACGAGTTAGCAAGATTAATTAAACTACATAAAATTAAGATAACAGTTGAAGACGAAACTACAAAGAACCTTATAATAGAAGAGTTAGAAGTGTTGAGACGTAAAGACTCTGACAAAGACGGTAAGTTAAAGATTATACCTAAAGAAGAAATGAAAGAGGTTCTGGGTAGAAGTCCTGATTTCCTTGATATGCTTATTATGAGAATGTACTTTCAATTTAAAAACACAACAGTAAGACCATTATCAGGGGGAGTCTTGAGAGATTATAAATAAATATGATAAATAAAGAAGTTAAAAGAATTATAGATTTGACACAAGAGTCAATTAATATAACAGTAGGCGAAAGTGAGAGTGCTTTAAAGTTCAATCACTTTGAAACTATTAGAAGAATAGAGTTTTATATAAACAGCAGATACATTGATAACAACCCTGGTATATTCTGGAACATTATCAATCCACGTATTGTACATTTTGCAAAGAACATTGATTTAGATACAAAAGACTTGCAACCTCATGCAGAGGGTGAAGTGGGATATATTCAGTCATGGATATTAAAGATGAAATTTTATCGATGGTTGGAAGATAACCATTTTGCATTAACGCTCAATTCAAGGAGTGTAGGACTGTCAGGCTTTGGTAGTTGGATTTGGGAAGTTAGCAAGACAGGTGCAAAGACAGAAGCAGTAGAAGTTCCATTAGGTAATATGTACTTTGATACAACTGTTGAGAGTATTAGAGATACTAATGTGGTTCGTAAATATTACTTAACACGAGACGAGATCACAGAGAAAGAAGGTATTTGGGAACATACAAATACAGTTCTTGACCTATGCAAGAAAGATACAGTAGAGATTTGGAAGTTCACAGGGACTTATGATGGAGTGTATCAAGACGTATACGGTTACGGATATGGAGATGATTATATTGAATTATATACAAAGAAGTTAAAGGAAAGTCCTTACTATGATTTCCATGTTGGAGAATATCAAGGTAGGTGGCTAAGAATCGGTGTAGGAGAAAGATTATTTGATTTACAGGTACTAGCTAATAAGTTGGTAAACCAAAACGACAAGAACAATGATATTGCTTCATTACTATTACTAAGAACAGCTAACCCTGAACTAATGGGGAACGCTCTTCAAGACGTAATGAGTGGAGAGATTATCAATTCAGATGACTTGCAACAAATTGGTATTACAAACTCACAGTTTAGTACATTTATAGCACAGTTACAGAAGATTGAAGATAAGGCAGATCAACTATGTCTAACACCGAATGTAATTACAGCAGAAGCTACTCCTGCCAATATGCCTTTCAGAAGTCTAGCAACACTTACCAATGCAGGTAAGAGTGCGTTCAGACTTATCAAGGAAAGTGTAGGAGAATCAACAGGGTACTTATTAAAAGAAAGGATATTCCCAGCTATTGTGGCTGAATGGAATAAGGGAGAGTTGTTTGAAATAGCAAGAGATGAGGCTGATCTAAAATACTTTGAAAAACAAGTAGGTAAACTAATGAGATGGAGAACCTTTACTAAGAACTTGTTAGCAGGTAGGGCAACTTCAATGGAAGAACTCGATCAGCTTGATAAGGTGTTGGCAGAGGGTAATGAAGAAGCTCCTAAGAAGATACAAATTCCAAAGAACTTCTTTAATTTCAAGTTCCAGATACGAACAAATATTACAGGAGAAGCTATTGATAAACAGCAACGTAATGACGCACTGTATAACGCATTGACTTGGGTACAGAGTAATCCAGCTATTGTAAATGTTCCGTACTTCAAACAGTATTGTGAAGAGAACGGTATTAATTACTGGAGACTTACACCTGACCAAGTACAAGAAATGCAACAGCAGGCACAACCTAATGCACCATCAGAAGCAATACAGACAGGTAAAACAAAAGATAAATTACTTTCATCAGTAGATAGCGAATAAATATATGAGCAACATTTCAAATGAAGATTTAGTATTAATAGAAGCGTTATTCTTAGAAGAGATTAAGAAACTTAATAAGTCAATCAATGTCGATAAGAGCAACGAGTTTATAGCTAAGAGATATGTTGCTAATCTGGAAGCTGAGAAGATTATATCGAAAGTATTGAAACGTATCAAGACAAAGGTAATAGGAATTGAAACAGATAAAGTAAGCTACAAATAATATGAAAAGACTTACAAGCTATTACGGAGGAGTAAGCTATGGATTTGGCTTTAAGTGGCTATGGTTCTGGTTATCTGATTATACAGATAATACAGTATTAGCAGACCATAACTATTCATTACAGATACTATGGGGCAAAGGATTGAAGCGAACAAAAATATTTAAAAATTAGTTCTCACTAATCTATTAAAAAGTGATTTAATAATAACCTATCATTTTATGGAAAATGAAACATTCCAAGAGGAGGAAATCTTTGAGGAAAATGTAGAGACAACTACTCCAGAAACCGACAATGAACAAGTCGATAACACACAGGAAGAAGAGACTGTTGAAACAGAGGAATCTTCAGAAGATGTTGAGAGTTTGAAACAGCGACTTGAAAAGATAGAAGCTGAAAACAAAAAGCTCTATGGCAGATTAAAGAGAGATAATAAAAAAGAAAAGAAAGAAGAACCACAGGATGACGAGGTAGACTTAAAGATCGAGTTCTTTACCAAAGGACACAACAGAGAAGACTTACTCGAGTTAAACAAAGTAATGCGTGGAACAGGCAAAGACTTCACAGAAGCACAAGCTGATCCCTTATTTACTGCGTACATTGAGAAAAAGGAAACGGAACGAAAGGATGCACAAGCTGGTATTAATTCCAAGCGTGGTGCTCCTGCAAGACCGACAGTTGAAAGAGATATGGACAGAGATGACCATAAAGAGCTTTGGAAAAAGGCAACAGGTAATTAAGGTAGTTCGTTGTTCCTGCGAACATTAATATGGCTTTAGGAACAAATCACGAGACAAGTACAACACTTGCTACTCTTATCCCAGAAGTATGGGGACAAAAAATTAACGATTTTTATTGGCAAGATTTAGTAATTGCACCTTTCTTCATTGACAGAAGTGAAGAATTGGTAGCAGGTGGAGACATTTTACACACACCTACAATGGTGGAAATGGCTTCTAACCCAAAAGCAAACGGAAGCGAAGTTACATTGAACAAACCAACTGAACTATCAGTTGATCTAACTGTAACAACTTGGAGCGAAGTATCATTCTTAATTGAAGATAGAGAAGCTTCAACCATGAAACAAGGGTACAACGTAATGGAAGTCCAAATGAAAGGTGCAGCTAAGACTGTTTCAACTGATCTTGAATCAGCAGTAGCAGCATTGTTTGATAACTTCACATCTAGTGTTGGTGGATCAACTGCTTCATTAGTAGACAGTTCAATCCGAAGTGCTATTTCTACATTAGAAACTGGTACATTGTCAACAGTAGACGTAAACGATACAGCGTTCTTTGTTAAACCTTCAGTATTCTGGAATCAAATTCAAGGGCTAGATAGATTTGCTTTGGCAATCAACGCTCCTGTACAAGATCCAGTAAGTAAAGTTCCAGATGGTTACCTATATGGTATTCCAGTATACAGAACTGTAAACGTAGCATACGTTTCAGGTACAACTGGTGCTTATAACTGTTTGGCTAAGAAAGAAGCTATCCATTGGGCTAGTCGTTCTTTCAAAGTTGAAGGAAACAGTGGAATGGTAGGTGCTCAGGGGGTACGAGTACAAGCTAACTATATTCCTGAATATTTAGGAACATTAGTAACAGCTGACCTATGTTATGGTGTAGTAATGAACCGAGCAACAGCTGGTGTTACAATCTTAACTAGTGCATAAATTAGATAATATAATTTACTCATTGGCTAATCGTCAGACCGACCAAGCCAATGGGTCTGAAGTAAATTAATATGAGCGTAAAACTAGGTCTATTGACCAAAAAGAAAACAATGTTAGGTAAGCAAGGGGAGATAGTGAGTAGTGAAATAATTGATATGTCTAAACCTGGGGCTGAATTGCAGAGCAAGGTAGACGCAAGACTAAAAAGATTGGGGATCAAAAAATAATATGACAAGACAATACAAAATAAAAGACGATAAGATTAAAGGATTACTAGAGAAGAAAGAAAAGACAGTAAACGAAGGTAAGGTATTAGCTACTGAATATGGCAATATTGAAGAAGAGTTAAAAAAGGTCGGATTAAGACTTCAAAAGGTCAAAGACAAAATCATTCCTTTGGTAAAGGGTTGTTATAAAGATATGGATCTAACTGAGACAGAAGATGTTACATCAGTTGCAATCGTAGACGGTGAAGTTGTAGCAGAGATTACAGACGCAGTAGCTTTCTATAAAGAAAATTATTTAAAACAGAAATATGAAAAGCCTAAGACAGAAAACACAGGAAGCAAAGGAGCTGACAGTGGAGCAAAGGCAAAGTAAAGGTCTTACACAAGACAGGATAGATACTATAAGACAGTTAGACGGAGTAAAAGCTAACGCAATGAAACTAAAACAGAGTAAATCTTTTGTATGAATATATATTATGTAGGAACAGTTCCAGGAGGTTGTTACTATTACAGGTGTTATTTACCAATGTTACACAATGGTTGGGATGGTAACTATATTTCAATGTATTCACAGGGCAAAGATAGCAAACAAATAGCTAAGGAGGTAATGCAACAGGATATAGTTGTATATCAAAGACCGTCAGAGTTGCCACGTTTGGACTCAGCTAAACTATTACAACAGGCTGGTAAGAAGATCGTATTTGATAATGACGATACTTATAAAAAGCTAGATGATAGAATGAATTTCAAAAAAGAGTTCGAGTTGCAAGCCGGTACACTAGACGAGTTTATTGAAATGGCTGACCTTGTAACAACAACAACTGAAACATTAGCTAAAGAATATAGAAAACTTAATAAGAATGTTGTAGTATTACCAAACTTTATAGATCCTGACGATTGGGACACACCATTAAGAAACGATAATGGGAAGGTACGTATAGGGTTGGTTGGTAGTGTTACTCATAACAAGGATTACGAACATATAAAAGAACTGATCGAGGTATTAGCAGAAATTGGTAGCGTTGAACTTGTTGTAATGGGTATGAGAGAAATGCCTAAGGTGTTCAAAGAGAAAATGCAAGAGGAGATAGACTATTGGGCTGGGCTTAATATTGAATGGGTCGACAGTGTTGTTAATAGTGAATACCCTGATAAGCTGAACAGTTTGAAACTTGATCTGATGTTAATTCCGAGGGCAGATACATATTTTAATAAGTGTAAAAGTAATTGTAAGTTCTTGGAAGCTTCAATGTGTGAGATACCAGTAATAGCACAAACATTTGGAGACGATCTAAGTCCTTATGACAATAATGATTACCTAATTACAGCTAATACACCTGAAGAGTGGGAAATCGCTGTTTTGGGGCTAATGGTAGACGTTGAATGGCGAAAAGAGATAGGAAAGAAAGCGAGAGTCCATGTTATTGAGAACTATAATATAGAAGACAAGGCACATCTATGGAAAGAAGCATACAAAAAGTTAGTATAGTATTGCTTACATATAATCGGTTAGAGTATGTAAGACAGAGCGTTGAGAATAACCTTGCAAAGGCAGGTTACCCTATATTTGAGGTTATATGGGTAGATAACAATTCAACAGACGGTACTATCGGCTATATGCAAGGACTTGGTCTTGATAAAGAGATACTCAATAATGAAAACACAGGGGTGGCTCGTGGATATAATGCAGGTTACAAAATAGCAAAGGGGGATATAATTGTTAAACCTGGTACTGATATGGTATTGCCACAAGACTGGTTAAAGAAACTAGTAGAAGGTCTTGAAACTGGCAGAAGAGCTGGAGTGGTTGGCATTGTTTGGAACGATACTAATATCCCAGAACGTAAACTAGGAGAAGTTGAAGGAAACCTTATAAAGGCTAAGGTTGTTGGTATACAGGCTATTAAGAAAGAAGTATTTGAAGTAGCTGGTTATTTGCCAGAGAATCACGGTCTATATGGGTGGGATGATGTTGAATGGGATATAAATGTAAGGAAATACTTTTACACTTATTATTTAACTGATGTAATGGCTGAACACTTAACTTATTTAGATAACACAGAGTACAAGGAATATAGTGATTTCAAAGACTCAGGAGAACAATGGATATAGGAATAGTAACAATTTGCTATAACGGTTACGGTAAGTTTGCTAAGAAGTGGGCAGAGAGTATGTCTCAGCTATCTAGGAACATTACCATAGTTGCTATGGGAAAAGATCACGGAATAACAGATATACCTGATTGGGTTAATGTTATTTACTCGGACAAGGTTACTATGGGGGTTGCAAGGAATATAGGAGTAAGGGCTACTAATGCAGAATGGATATTATACTTCTCAATAGATGACTTATTAAAAGAGAATATTGTATACGAAGTTAAGCAGGGCGTAAGGTGTGCTGACGCTTGTTTTCTAGGACTGGAAATACACAAAGACGGAAAGGTTACAGATTACGAAATAACATTACCAAGTGTTTCTTCAATCAACAGGTGGGCTCATAAGTTCATAGTTCCTGGTTACCTTATATACAGGAAATCTATTTGGGAGCAGATACCTTATGTTGATACGGACTATCCGAACTTGCCATTTATATTTCAACAATTACATAATGGGGTAAGGTTCAGTAAGACAAAGACTGTATGTGCTGAATATATAAGGTGGGAGAAAAGCCATAGTGGGCTAAGAGATAAAAAGAGCATAGAAGATGTAACAAACTATATAAACCAATATGTCTGATGTTTACCAAGAGCGATACATAGCTCATCAAAAAAGAAAGAAAGAATCATTGATTAGCAGTTTTGGAACGACTAAGTTTAAGACTTACAATTCTAAAGTTTTTGATACAGTATTGGAAGTTTTTAAGAATAGGAGAAGTCAAAGGTTTTATAGTGGTGAGGTTAGTTCTCAAGAGCTGGAAAAACTTATGTCTATAATAAGAACAATGCCAAGTTCTTGCGACAGAAAACCTATATTTATATCTTGTATTGAAAGTAGAGATAGCAAGGCTCTATTAGGTGGATTGTTAGTCGGTGGTGTTGGTTGGGTACATAGATCTGATAAGATTATATTATTGTTTGCTGATATGACAGCTTACAAGAATCCTGCTGAACGTGATAACATGCCTTACCTTGACGCTGGTGTGTGTATTCAATCTTTATACATAGGAGCAGAAGCGTTAAACATTGGTGGTTGTTATGTCAATCCGAATATAAGAGAAGAGAACAAAGATATTTTTAATAAAAGATTTAATCCTAAAGGCGATCTCTTTTGTGGAGCTTTTGCAATAGGTAAATACAATAAAAAGGCAATTAAATAAGTATGCCAATAACAGAAAAACAAAGAAAGGCACTAGAGGACATAAGGCTAATTGAAAAAATAAAGGCTGACAGTGATTTAGTGCTATTTGATTATATAAAAGAAAGTAAAGAACAGTTAGAATCAGTTAATGGCGAAGACGGTGATAAGGGTGATAAGGGTGATAAGGGTGATAAGGGTGATAAGGGTTCAACTGGACCAAACGGAGATAAAGGCGAACGAGGTAAAGAGGGAAAGACTGGAAAGAAAGGAAAGGACGGAACTAAAGGGGAAAGAGGAGTAGTAGGATTTGACGGACTAGACGGAACTGACGGTAAAGACGGAGAACAAGGAGAACAAGGAGACAAGGGGGATATACCAAAACATAAATGGAAGGGAACTAAGCTATCATTTGAAAATTCTGATGGTTCTTTTGGTAAATGGGTCAACTTAGGAAAGAAAGGTGGAGCGTTATCACAGATTATACAGAATGTAGGAACCATAACTAAAGATGAAACTGATCCTATATTCTCAGCTTGGCTTGCAACTCCACCAAATATTTCAATCTTTACTAATGATTCAGGATATTTAACTCCTGCTACTGCTTTATTTACTAGAACTGGCACAACTCTAAGTACAACAAATGCTGGAGATGATTTATCAATAGACGGAAATGTTTATACCAACAAAATGCTTGGTGTAAATTTGGAAACTGGAGATACACCATCACACGAGATTGATGTTAAAGGAGATTTACATTTTAAAGTTATAGCAATTCCGATAACTTCATCAATGACATATACGCTTGGTGGTGCTGGCAACTTAGAGAATGGAACAAGACAATACAAGATAATGTATACATCTGATAGGGGCGATACTAGTTTAAGTGCAACATATTTAACAACAACTGTCGTAGACAACACAATAGCTGGTCAAATTATATTAGATAATATTCCAGTATCAAGTGATAGTGAAGTTACTGGTAGAAAGATATTTAGAGGTATGGTTGGTGGTTCAACTTCAAGCTATTATTACGTTGCAGAAATTACAGACAATACTACCACAACTTATACAGACAATATTGCTGATACAAGTTTACCTTCTGGTGATTATAGAAATATAGGCAATCGTACTGCTGGTAGACTATACAAGGATGGGTCAAGAGTTGCATATTTTGGAGAAACTAATGTTTCGTTAGGTTTAGGAGCTTATAATCCAGCAGGAGAACCAACTGGATATTTCAATTTTGGGCTTGGTTTATATGCACTTAACAAAATAACAACTGGAAGTCTTAATACTGGAGTTGGGACTTATTCACTATTTAATTTATTATATTCTAGTAATTGTGTTGGTGTAGGTTCATATTCTGGGTACTCAATATCAACTGGTTATGACAACATTACGATTGGCGTATCAGCTGGAAGAGCAATTACCACAGCTAGCAGGAATGTAATTGTAGGTAATGTTGGACTTTATAAATTAGACTCTAACTATAACGTATCTGTCGGATTTGGTTGTGGGTATAATGCAACAGTTGGAAGTGGTGTAACTCTAGTCGGAAATCAAGTGATGTATAAGGCTACAAATATAACTGGAACAACTGCTATCGGGTATGCTTCAGGATATTATCCAAACGCATTAGTTGCAAACGCATGTACTACTTCAACTGATTGTACATTTATAGGAATGTATACAGGGCTAGGTTCGACAACACAAAGAACAAACGCAATGGCTTTAGGATATAGAGCAACAGTTGATGCTGACAATACTTGTGCTATTGGAGGAAGTGGTACTTATGGAACAGATTTGTTTGTTACTCGTAAACAGATTAGAAGTAAATATATATATACTGAAACAGACACAACAGAACTTGTTTATTTGCATCTTTGCGATAGTACAACAGCGTTTACCTTGACAGTAACAGACGGTGGACAAGATGGCGAAGAACAAAAAATAGTAAACAGAGGTGCTGGAACAGTAACATTATCAGGAAATATAAGCTCAATAACAGCCACATCAATATTATATCAAGGAGAAACAATCGTTTTGAGTTGGGATTCTACTGATGGGGAATGGCAATAAAAATATATGAATAAAATAATAATAAAAGACAATAAGGAATTTTTGAAAGAAATAAATTCGATAGAACTTCCAAAAGAGGTTATTGAGCTTGAACTACACGCACTTGAAAATGAGTTGCTAGAAATACCTAATCAAATAAAAGATTTGAAAGAAAAATTAAAACTATTTAAATAATAAATATGCCTGAAAAACCAACATTAGAAGTTGTGGTTGAAAAAATAAGAGGAATTGAAACTCTTATTAATTATAGGTTTGACGAGAACCAGAAACAACACGAAGAAATTATAGTCCACCAAAAAAAAACGAATGGTAAGGTTTTGAAAAATACGGAATGGAGATATTATATAATGGGAGCAATTGCAATACTTTCAACCATAGTTTTACCAGTGTTTTTTATCGCGGTTAAACAATTATTAGTTGGAGGCTAATTGTGGATAAAATTGATTGAAAAGTTCCTTAAAATATGGTATAATATAGGTATATAAAACTTAAAAAAGGTGGGTGTATGATGAAAAGAACAAGAGTAGCGAGGGTAACAATTGGTCCAGGTGCAAGTGGATTCAGCAGATTAGCAGCAGTTGGCGATTGCCATTGGGGTGCTGCAACTTGCGATGAAGAACACTTTAGGAACACTTTGAAATTTCTTCTTGAAAAGAAAATACCAGTCCTGTTTATGGGAGACTTACTTGAATGTGCCACAAGGTACTCAGTAGGTTCAGGTGTTTATGAGCAGAGTAAAATGTTACAGGAGCAAATGGAAGAAATGGTTGAAATGATTAAACCTTTAGTGGAAGCTGGGCTTGTGATTGGATTGCTTGATGGCAACCATGAACAGAGGGCTTATAAAGAGGTTGGGATTAATCCTACTAAGTTAATGTGCCAAATACTTGGCGTTCGTTATCTTGGGTACACAGGAAGATTGCTTATAAGATGTGGCGATGTTACTTATACAGCATTTGTTACACATGGAAAGTCTAATGCCAAGAAGACAGTTACTAAGCTGAACGCTGCAACCAATGCAACGACTCATCAGATAGTTGACCTTGTTCTATATGCACATACGCATGGACTTGATAATACTTCTATTCCTATGATGTTTATTGATAAACGGAATAAGAATGTAATCACAGAACGAAAGCATATCGTATTAACAGGTTCTTTCCTGAAATACGAGAACAGTTATGCAGAAGACATGGGGTTAGAACCAGCAAAGAATGGTTACCCTATTATTAAGCTAGGCTCAAAGGAAAAGGAAATCTTTATTAGCTCATAGGAGGTTGAAATGGTAATAGCAGTTAAATGTTCAGGTTGTAGAAGTCAGGTCTTTGCTGATTCAAAATTAGCGAGGATAAGTGCTTGCTGGGTACATCTAAGTTGTACTTGTCAAAATTGCGGACAAGGCATGACGCTAGAGTTAACAGCACAAGAGTTTTTTGACCTTACTACCAAAGGAGAGATAAATGGACTATGACAAAATAGTTGAAAAGTTAAGGGTTCTTTTTGCAAAAGGAGATGAAGACGAGTTCAACGAATATCTAAAAAAGATTTCAGAAGATTACGAAGTAGATATTGAGGAACTATTATTAAGTCTTTAACAATACAGTTTGCCTGTTCTGTAAAAAAACAGGCAATAATTATATGCAACAAACATTCGATAAACCAATTAAAAATATTGATAGATACCAATTAACACAGTTTTTTGGTGGAAGTGTTCCAAGCACAAAACCTTTTTATGACGCTCTTGGTATTGAAGGTCATAACGGAATTGATATTGGAGTACCACAAGGCACAAAAGTTTTAGCTTGTTTTGACGGTAGAGTTAAGACCTACTACTCCGAGGGTGGAGGGTATAGTGTACTCTTATATTCCGAAGACGGTAAATTCAGGGCTCTCTACTGCCATCTAAGCGAGTTTAAGGTAAAGAATGATAATAAGGTTAAGACAGGCGATGTAATCGCTCTAAGTGGCAATACTGGTAAATACACAACAGGCTCACACTTACATTTTGGATTATATGAACTTAATAAAGACGGAAGTATTAAAAACTCAAACAATGGGTATAATGGGGCGATTGACCCTATTCCTTTTTTGGCTGAAAAAATCTTGGAAGGGGTACTTGTTAAAAACGAATCAGAAGAACAAGTATACATGATAATCAACAATAAGAGGTTATGGATAGGAGACGAGAATATGTTTAAGTGGTTACTTGATTATTCAGTTAGTAAAGCAACCATTCATAACATAGATAATATAACTAATAAGTATTATCCATATGTTGGCAGAATCGAAACTACGATTGATTATGACGATTATAAGCACGAGAATTACAACTACTAAATGCTTTTTACAAACATCTTGGAATCTTATAAAAGGGAAAGACGAAATAGCAAGAGAATGGTTGAAGAGCTTAGAAGATTCGGAGAGAAGATAAAATCTAATCATAAATATAAACCAATATTACTATGGCAGACTAAAAAAGATAGTAATTTAAAATAAATAACCATAGTAAATATGAATAAAGGAGAAAGTAAGAGTATGTCTCGCACACGGTGTGAGGTGTACTCACGGTAAGAGTCGTAGGATATATGAGTCCGACAAGTCGTTGGAACGAGGGTAAAAAAAGTGAATTTAAAGATAGAAAAGAATTTAAAATATAAATATATGGAAATATTAAAAAGTGCAAGCAAGATAGTTTTTATGCTAATGGCTTTAGCTGTAGTGGCTGGGCTATTCTTAGGCAAGATTGAGTCAAAGGATTTTATGGTTCTTGCTTCAATGGCTTTTGCTTATTACTTTACAAAGGCACAAATAACTAAATAGATATGCAATTTAGCAACACAACAAACAAACAAGGAGTCTTGCAATATTGTGAGAAACACACAGGGCTAGGGTATGGTAATATCACTGGAAATAGTGATGTGCTACTAGAATTTACAGCCAATGTGAACGCTGCAATGCGAGATCTTTGGCATTATATTTTTACCTCTACTGGAGTATGGGAATATGATGACAGTAATCAAACAAACTTACCACAGGCTACAACTGATGTGGTAGAAAGCCAATCTAAATATGCTTTACCAAGTGATGCTCTTATAATCAAAAGGGTTGAACTGAAAGATGAATCAGGTAATTGGTATAAGCTACACCCTTTAATGAGAAACGATATTCCAGGAGCTATTAACGAGTTCCATGACGAAGACGGATCGCCAACTTATTACAGGCTTTTAGGAGATACACTTGAACTATTCTCACCACCAAATTATGACAGTACAGACGGTATGAGGGTTTATTTCAGCAGAGGTTCAGTAGAGTTCGTATCAACAGACACAACTAAGGTAGTTGGATTTGCAAGTGAATACAATGACGCAGTTCCATTAAAAGCTAGTTTAGAGTGGTTAGACATTAATTTACCAGAAGACGCTAGAACAGCAAAGATACAAGCTAAGTATGACGCAAAGATAATTCAGTTAAAAGAATACTTTAATAGAAGATTCCCAGCTAAAAAGAAAATACTTAGTCCAGCGTATCGTAGCTTTAAATAAATATGACATACACAAACGATTTCAAGCCAAGTGTAATTGAAAATGCTTTATGGTCAGCTGATAGGCTACCTTGGGATAGTTCAGCTCTTTCATACATTGAATTAATTTGGCAGTTTGTTCCATCTAATATATGGACAAACGAATCAGAAGGATAAAATATGAGTACAAAATTGAGAACTGGCTCTAATGCCTTTAGACACGGTCTTTCTGGCAGCAGGATTTGGTGGTGTTGGAGCAATATGCTAGTAAGGTGCAACAATAAAAACGGTCAAGCTTATGACAACTATGGTGGTCGTGGAGTAAAAGTTTGCGAACGATGGAGCAAGTTTGAAAATTTTTATGCTGATATGAAAGATGGATATACAGACAAGTTGCTTTTGGACAGAGTAGATAATAACGGAAACTATTGCAAACAAAATTGCAGATGGGCAACCAGAACTGAACAAAACAATAACACAAGGAGAAATAGATTTATAACATTTAATAATCAAACAATGACACTAAGTCAATGGGCAAGGAATTTAGGAATAAAAACAAGCACATTGGGACAAAGATATTACACCTACAAATGGAATATTGAAAAGTGTTTAACACATAACATATGAGTAGCATAACTAATCTTGAAACAACAACTACTGGTGCAGCTAGTAGCACAATTATAAACGATAACTTTGATAACTTAAACGATGATAAGGTGGAGAAATCAGGAAGTACACTTACAGGAGAACAGTTATGGTCTCAAACAGATTCATTCGGACTAAAACTTCAAAGCCTAACAACAGTACAACGTGATCTATTAATACCAGCAAACGGACACATTATATATAACACAACTGCAAGCGAGGTTGAGAAATATGAGGGTGGTACTTGGGTAGGTCAAACGGGAGTGCCTAACGCTTCAGCAACAGTCAAAGGTGTTGCAAAGATGAGCACAGCTCCAGCATTAGCAACTAACCCTATTGCAGTTGGAGATAATGATCCAAGGATTCCTACAGCAGACGAAAACAATGCTTTGGTTGGTACAAGCGGAACTCCAAGCACTGCTAATAAGTTCGTAACAGCAGACGATGTTACAGAAGCAAAAACAGCTAGTAAGATTGCACGAAGAGACGCTAACTCGGATGTTTTAGTAGCAACAACTCCAACAGCTGGAGACGCTGCAACAAGTAAGACTTATGTAGGCGTACTAATAGCAAATACATGCAAAAAGCAACAAGCTACACTAACAGATGTAACCGTTGCAAGCTCAATCACTGAAACAGATCTTTTAAGCTATACAGTTCCAGCCAATGCACTTGGCACTGCTAACATAATTGAATTTAAGTTATTTGTTAGCGACTTTGATATTGATGATACAAAGACAATAACTTTAAGATTAAAATATGGAGGAACAACCCTTTCAACAATAGTATTCACTCACCCTAATACATCTCCAGACACTGAAAGAATGTCTCTTAGTGGAGTATTGTATGCAAACGGAGCAAATGCTCAGGAGGGTGTGCTTGAGGCAATCGCAATGAGTCCAGATTTGAATGGTGGTGGTAACGGGACATACGGTATGGATACGCAAGTAGGAACAGCAGCAGAGGATAGCACAGGTGCATTAGATTTGAAAGTTACAGTACAATTTAACACAAGCAGTGCTGGAAACAATATTACAGTTGCTAATTCATATATTAAACTAATCGCATAAATATATGGCAGACCTAAAAATAAACAATTTTCAAAAAAAAGTAAACTTAACTTATCTCCAGGAGTTTAGTAAACTAAAGAATATTGACGCTGATACGGTTAGTGGTGTGGCTATGGTAAACTATGCCTTGAAAGATGACGTTAGCAGTGTAAACGGTCTTGAATCTTATACATTTACAGCTAACGCAGGCAACGATACATTAACTACATCTGGTATATATGAATATTCTGGAGCAACAGCAGTAACGCTAACAACAACTGGAGTGTTGCCAGCAGGACTATCAACTAGCACAACTTATTACGTTATTACAGAGAATACAAATACACTGAAACTTGCTTCTAGTTTATCGAACATACTAACAGCTACACAGATTGATATTATAGACGCTGGAACTGGAACACATACAATCGTTCCGACAGCACTAGGTGGAATTACAAGCATAGTAGACAATAACGGAACTGGTACTTTCAATATTTTTGCAGTAGACAGCAACGGTGTTATCTGGACAAAGTATAACGATACTTGGACAGTAATTAGTGGTAACTCAAACATAACTGTATTCAACCTTGTAATTTGGAAAGATTATCTTTTTGCAATAGGTACAAGTGGGGTAGATGTTTACGGGACATTAAGCGATATAAGCACTGCTGCATGGAAAGTAAACTTTACTACATTTTCAGACGTAACAGGAGATAGACCAGTCAACGCAGGACTTAATGAAACAAGAAGATTATATATAGGAGTTTCAAATCAGATAGTTACAATAGAAGAAACAGCAGGAGATACTTTTGATCCAAATGACGGTGCTAGTTATGACGTTAATTCAACAGCATTTGACGTTCCGAGTGGTTATAAGATAACAACACTGGCAGAATTAGGAAGCTATCTAGCAATAGGCACACAATACGGAACTGGAGACGGAGCAGGAACAATCGCAGACATATTCTTTTGGAATGGACAAGACGATCAAGCTGATACTGTAATACAGTTAGGAACAAGAGGAGTGAAATCAATGATAAACTATGGTGGTGTTATCTATGCAATGGCAGGAACGAAAGGAGAGATATACGCTCTTGATAGTACAAGTTCTAAAAGAGTTGGAATGATTAACGCACAAATGCTAGGACTACAACAAGATAGTATGCAATTCAATACATACTCAAACGCTATTGGTAAATACAGAGATAAAATATTGTTTGGTGGGATTACTTCTCAAAACGGCGATCCAGTAGGAGTGTTCAGTTTTAACCCACAAACAGGTGGTACTTCACTAGAATTTACAGTGTCAACTGGAAGTGATGGAAGTGGGGGAACTCTAACTAATATTTATTGCTTATATGTAAAAAGTGACGAAGATATATTTGTTGGGTATACTGATGACACAGTAAACAAGATTGACCGACTAAGCACATCAAGACGATATACAAAAGACAGTTATATTGAAACTGGGTTATACCGAGTTGGACAAGACAGAAGAAAAGCAGTCTACAAACATACAGAAATAGTATTAGCAAAAGACCTTGAAACAGCAAACAGTGTAATCGTTAGTTATAGAACAAAACTAAATGAGAACTTTACAGAGATTGGCAGAATCACAGAAGGTTATCAAAAGATAATAGATAAAGATATAAATGTAGACAGCATACAGATTAAGATTGAATTAAAGACCAACTCACAAACTGGACATTCGCCAGAACTTATATCAGTAAACCTCTATTAATATGGATTACAAAATAACAATAGAAAAAGAAAAAAAGGAGAAACCACTATATGACAAAGTTAGTGGTGAAAAGCTAGATAAAGTTATCAAGCATAACCATGACGGAATTAATGCTGAGAAAGTCAAACCAAAAGACTTATCTCAATCATTCATTAAGACAGTGGCTATTGAACCAACAGAAGCACCTACAAGATATATTGACAATATACAGCTATTACCAAACGGAGTTAATTCAATATTGTATGTTTGGGATAATGATAGCAAGGTTTGGTTAAAATTTAACTTTTATTTAGCACCTTAAAAATATATGGCAATTACAAACGAAAATTTAATAAGTGGGTTCGTGGACCAAAGCCAAACTCAAAGCAAGGAAGTTCCTAGCGAGTTGGCAAAGATAACTGCACCACAAATGAGTACAGAGCCAAATATGAGCATGGCTACTGGTCAGGCTGAACTTGTAACGCCTGCAGCAAATGAGGCTTTTACGCCAGACGAACTAACAGATGTTCCTGATCCTATTATTCCAGAACTTACAACTCCAGAAGAAACACAGGCAATGTTAGATGACGCACAAAATGCAAGTGCAGACAGCACTGTAGGTAACATAGACTCTATCCTTGCTAAAACTGAAACAGAAACAGAGCGAGAAAGTTTGACTGGAAGACTTGAAGGATTAATGGATGAAACCACTGGCAGAGAGAAAAGACTTTTAGAAGAAGAAAATAAACTAGGATTAGCAGATAAAGAACAAACGCTAAGAGACTTAAACGAACAAATAAAACAAACACAAACACAATCATTGTTAGCACAAGAACAGGCAACCTCTGGAACTGGACTAAGACGTTTCTCTACAGGAAGGGCAAGCTCAATCGCAAGACAGGCTAATCTTGAGTTGGCTGGACTACAAATACAGGCAACAGCAGCAGCAGGAAATATCAATGCAGCACAAGCAATGGCACAAAGAGCAGTAGACGCAGAGTTTGCACCAGCTGAACAAGAAATTGCAAACATAGCAACGCTTCTTGAGCTTAACTATCAGAACCTAACAAGGGAAGACAAAAAAAAGGCTGATGAATTAAGTATTTCACTACAAGCACAACAGGCTGCAATAGACAATAAAAAATCGATCAAAGAATCAGTCTTTAACATAGCACTTAAGGCACAAGAAAAAGGAGCAGACCAAGCAAGGGTTCAGGCTATTATGGCTTCAGAAAGTGAGGCAGAAGCATTATATAATGCAGGAGAGTCTTTGGCAACCCTTGCTAGTGATGACCTATTAAGCAGAACAGACGCAGCAGCAATGGGTTTACCTTTTGGAACTACTGAAAGAGAAGCAGCGGCAATGGGTATTGTGCCAGGTGCAGTTCTTAGTCCAACTGATAAAGTAAAGCAAGAATTTTCAATGTCGAAAACGATTGACTCTTCTACAAAGACAGCAAGAGACGCAGCAAGACAGGCTGGAATAATGGAGGCTGGTTATAACGCAGCAGTTCAAGCTGGGTTTGACGGAACAAGTAAAAATGCTCCAACTCAAACAGTTCTAGTAACATTTCAAAAAATGTTAGACCCTACATCAGTTGTTCGTGAATCAGAATATGCTAGAAGTGGAGCAGGTCAATCATTGCTAGGAAGAATAAAAGGTACAGTAGATACTTTAAGATTTGGTGGTGCTGGAGTAACAGAGGCAGAGCTACAATCTTTTTATGAAATATCTCAAGACCTTTTGGAAGGTTATAACGCAGAACAGGTAGATACCTTGAGCAGAACAAGAAGGCAAGCTGATACTTGGGGTCTTAGCTTAGATAATATTATAACTCCAGATGCACAAAGGTTGTTAGACGCTGATGATAAAAAAAGATTTGAAAATTATTATATTGATAATCCAGAAGACCAAGCAGTAATAGACCAAATCATACAGGAAAATCCTGATATAAGTGAATATGACATACTCCGAGCGTTCGGCTCAGGTTTTAATCAAGACCTTGGTACGTCTTTAAAAGGCTTAAAAAAAGAAGGTTCTTATGGAGGACAATGCACAACTTTCTTGCATGGACTAGCAGAATTTCCAAGTATAGGGGATTTTAAGAATGAAAAGTTTGCAAGTGTTGATAAGTTTGGAATAAAAAAAGAAAATTGGTTTCCTAAAAATGGCGATATTATAGTAACAGACGAAAGCAAAAAGTACGGACACACAGCAATGGTTACGGACATATTACCAAACGGAGATCTTGTCTTGACAGAATCTAACTACAAAGAGCCTAATAAGGTTTCCCACAATAGGAAAATAAACTATTATTCTCCTAGTATCTATGGGGCTATTAGACCTAAAAAATTAAAAGTATAAATATGTCATTAACAAACAAAGAAATTATACAACTAAGAAATAAGTATAATATAGGATCTGCTCCAGCAGTAGACGTTGATGTTCAAAAAGAACAAAAAGCAACTGACAGGATAACAAGGCTTAAAGGTTTACAAAGAGAGCCTTCTGTTTTTGAGCAGGCTGGAGTTGATACAGCAACAGAAGAACCAGGTGAAACTGGAAGAACTGGATTAGCTGGGGTTGGTACTGGAGTATTGAAAGGAATTGGATCAACACTAAAAGGAGCTTCTTCACTTGGAGAAAGATTTGTTAGGGGAACTTTAAGAACCTTTTTACCAAAGTCATTAGAAAAAGGACTTGGACTAGAAAAGCAAGGAGAAGACTTAACAGGAGCAGAAGAATTAATAAGCGAAGAAACATTTAAGCCAGAAGGAACAGCTGAAAAAATAGGGTTCTACGGAGAGCAAATAGGAGAGTTTTTTATTCCAGGGTCAATGAGTTTGAAAGCTGGAAAGGTTGCAAGTAGTACAGTTAAGGGTGGAAAAGTTGTAAAAGGTGCTGCTAAGTTAGCTGGCATTGGAGCAACTGAGGCTGTACTTGGTACTGGTCAATCAGCAATGCAAAGTGGTGAGCTTGGTAAAGAAGAATTAAAAGTTGGTGCTATGTCATTAGTAGCTCCAGCAGTATTGGCTGGATTAGGTAAAGGAATAAAAGCAGTAATTCCGAAATCAACAAAAGTTGTTTTAAGAGAAGCTATTGACAAAGCACTGAGACCATCAGCAAAGTCTTTAAGCAATCCTAAATATTACGACAAAGCTGAACAGGCTTTTACGGTAATGAATAAGTATTCAAAAACATTAGACGGTGTTATTGAGAAACCACAGACAATTTCAGAAACAATAGATCTATTGGGAAGAGCTAAAAGAAAAATTTATGACATATATTCAAGTATATCAAAAAGTGCTGGAGAAGCTGGAGCTAAGTTTAATCCTAGAAAAATACAAGCAGACCTTTCAAATTGGGTAAAAGAAACTGGTTATTCTCATAAAGTAAAGGCTTACGCTTCTAAAAGGTTACAGGAATTATCAACGCTAGACAATGCTAACCCATCACAAATACAACAAAGAATTGAGGAACTTAATACTGGCTTAACTTTATTTCCATCAACTGGATTTGACAAAGTATCAAATCAAATAGACGCTTCAATAGCACAAAGGTTAAGACAAAACCTAGATGAACTAATTGAGAATACAGGTGGAGAAAATTATCAATATTTTAGAAATGAATATTCAGCATTAAAAACAGTTGAAAAAGACCTAGAAAGAAGTGCTGGTATACAGGCAAGAAAAGCAAAGGCTGGTCTTGCAGACCTAACAGATATATTTACAGGTGGAGAAATTACAGCTGGTCTATTATCAGCTAACCCTACATTAGTGGCTAAGGGTGTTGCAGGAAAGTCAATAAAAGAATATATAAAATGGTTGAATAATCCTAATAGATATATTAAGAACGCATTTAGTAAACTTGGAGATCCAGTAGAAGACGTAGTTGCTAAAAACGCCACAATGAAATTACTTGGGGCAGCCAAAGAAGGAGCACCAAGAACACAGGTAATATCCGATGAAGCTATTGCACTTGGAGCTAGATCAGCTTCAACAGTAGAGGCACAAGAAATTGCCAGAATACAAGCAGTATTAGAAAGGAATAAATGGGATTATAGTAAATTACCAAAGAACGACTTATTATTATTAGTTGAATCACAGGGCAAAGGGCAAGGAATACCTATACCATTACCAGCCAGAACACAGTCAACGATTGATAAAGCAGAAATTGCCAGATTATCAACTAAGTAAACTTGACAAAATAAAATAACAGTGTATAATAACTTATATGTCAATATTTTTATCAGTGCTTTTTGCACTAATTGTTTACAAAGGATTATTCGGATAATATGAAAAAAGTATTATTAACACTATTTGTGCTATGTCAAGCACTCCTCTTTTTAGGTGCATATTTTGTAGCAAAATACTGGATTGGTTGTTAAACGCCAAAAAGCAGACCTACACTTTTTTTCAGTGAATTTTATTACTGTAAATTTACACAAGAAAAATAGTCAAAACGTACATAAAACGTCCAAAATTGAGTTCTAAGCAAATAAAGGTATATTGACCTATCTCTGGAAAATAGCACGCTTAGAACGCAAGAATACCCCTCTTTCTCGTACGGTTAAAAATCAAAATTAAGAGCCTGAAAATGGCTCTTTTTTGTTGTGCTAATATGTATATTCACCTAAAGTGAGTCTGGGGGGGGAGCAATCCTCCCTTTTTGTTTACAATGTACATATATAGTCTAATATGTTACACAGAGTTTTCTGTATGTCACAGAAATTTCTACGAGCAAAATGAAGCTCCATTTTTAATATAATTGCTAAAATTAGTATAGCAAGTTGTGCAACAGAAATTTCCGCATAGTAATGGGGGGTATTATATTGGTTCAATTATGACTCGTATAAGTTGTGGATAAGTATTCTTGACACATGCTTTTATTTTTGGTATAATGTAAGTGAATAATAAAATATATGAATAAATCACTACAATATTTAAAGAGGCGAAAGCCATGTAAAGAAGTCATAACGACTGCACCTGTAGTGAGGTGTTTCATACTTTGCGTGGCTCTCGTCTTTTTTAATTAAAAAAATATGGAAAACAAACCAGAATCAAATTTTTTCTATGTAAATAGACATCTAATACATTCCGATAGGTGGTTATCGGAAAAATTTACAAGAGGACAGGCTTGGGTAGACCTAATTGGAATAGCACAACATACTGCTGGATTTTTTAGGGTTCGTGGGATTAGAGTTAAATTAGAAAGAGGACAACTTGGATATTCTCAATTAACACTGTCAAAAAGGTGGAAATGGTCAAGAGATAAAGTAAGACGATATTTAAGTGAACTAGAAAAAGACGGAGATATAATACAACAAACAAACAGAGTTACTACTGTAATTACAGTCAATAATTATAACTTATGGCAGGGTGGCAATACAACAAACAAACAACAAACCGACACCAAACAATACACATACAATAATGATAAGAAAGAAAAGAATGAAAAGAAAGAAACTATTGGTCATTTAGCAATGACCAAAACAGACTTCAATTCCTTTTGGGAAAAATACCCTGTAGGAAGAAAAGTTAAAAAAGATAAAGCACAAAAAATATTTCTTACTATTAAAAGGATTGAGTTAGAAAACATACTATCATCATTAGAAAAACATAAAAAGTCTGAGCAGTGGCAAACATTAAAATATATACCACACCCACCAACTTGGTTGGGAAATAAGCAGTGGAACGATGAAATAACAGAATCAAAAGAATCAATGCACGAAATGTCTAAACGATACATAAAAGATTCCATAGCTAAGTTCGGAGATAGCACCCCAGCACAACACAACGCTTGGGAGAGGTTTATCAAGGATAACAATATGGATGATGAAGAAAAGGCTAAATATTACTTATTATTTGATTTATAAAACTTATGACAAACGAACAAATACTAAAAAAAGCAATTGAGAAAGCTCTAAACAATGGTTGGTGCAAAGAGAATATTTCATTTAACCCTAGAAATGGGGCTTATGCAATGATTTTCTCACACGACTTTGCAAAGGCTTTTTGGGGGGAGAAAGAAATAAACACAACTTATCAATATGTTGGTAATTGGCAAGACGTTTTTTTACCAGCTTGGCAATACCACTTACAACTAATGGTACTAGAAAAAGACCCTATTAAATATTTAGAAAAGTTCATATAAAACTTGTCCACACCCCCACTTTGTGTGGTAATATAAGTATGCTATAATAAAAATATAAACAAAATCTTTATGCTTGTCGAAGATATTTACAACTACACTAAAAAGCAAATAAGAGATGGGGTTGGTTTGATTGATCTATATTGCGATATAACAAAACAGTGGGGCGATAAATTTGCAAACAATTTCCTTATAGATGAACTTATACAAAAAGCACAGAAAGGTGTTGAAGCTGGACTTGTAATAAAAAAGGATTACAGAAAACGGTATACTTGGGGGACTCCAACACTAGACGATAAATTTGCTATTATTAAAAGGACTGACTTTATTGTCATTGCTGCGAAGAGAGCTTCTGGAAAAACTACATACAGCTTTGATATGGCGTGTAAGAACGCTAGAAGAGGACATAAGGTCCTATACATATCACTTGAAATGGAGCACGACGAAATATTAGAAGACTTTGCCAGAAAGTATGCTGGTATAACTATCCAAGAAGAATACGATTATAAAATACCAGATAAGAAAGTGTTAATGTATCAAAGACGATTAGGAGAACTTGACGCTATTAATAACCTCTATTTTGAGGGAGTAAGACGTGGTGGTAGTGCCAGTTGGGAAGGTATCTTAAAACTGATCAATAAGTATGATGAACTTGATCTTGTATACATTGACAATCTTGATCTTGTAGAGGGTAATAGGGGTGAGTCGGATATAGATCGTCAGAAACGTATTGTTAAGTCTATCATGAATTTTACATCTAAGTCAAGAGTTCCGTTAGTTCTTATCCATCATTACAGGAAAAGTGGTCAAGGAACTGATAAAGGAATGGATGAGTTGGCTGGTAGTGGTAAAATTTCAGATGGTGCAGATAGGGTGTTAAAAATATCTCGTAACCAAAACCCAGACGCAGAATACCCTGAAAACATTAAGTCAGTATTATATTTGCAAAAGGCTAGAGGGTATTCAGAAGCAGTATCTGAATTATACTTTGATAGAGGGACTTTCGTAGACGAGATAGGAAAGTTTAAAAATACATTTTTACCAACAAACTAATATGAAGTGTAAATATTGTAGCAGTCCAGACGCTTATAAAACAGTAGAAGAACGTAGGGAATATGTAACTTGTCCTGTATATAGAATGAAAGGCTTATTAAAAGAATATAATAGAAAGTTATCCACAGGTAATAATTAGGTAGTTTTGTAAAATTATGTTATAATAAAGATATACAAATAATCGAGTCTATTGATGAGGAGGAAGTTAAGTAAGATAGTCGATTGCTTACTTGCTCTTCCTCAATAGATAAAACAGTATGATAAGTAAAACAGTGCAAGGTTGGTTAGACCAACTAGACGAAGCAATACAAGAGGGTAGGTTAAGTCGTGAGAATGTAGAAAGACAATACAGTGAAGTGCAAGGGGAGGAGATGTTTTAATATGAAAGAACCAACAAAAGAAGCATTACACGAGGAAGTTGATGAATACGCTAATCATTTTGTAGGAGAGCCTGGAGTTGCTTATTATCTACATGAGCAGATAGATAATCCAGAAAAACGAAATGATATTTATAGCGACTTTATAGAATACATAGCTAATTAAAAAAATATGAATAAACGAAAAGCAAAAATGCACTTTAGATGTTTAATAGCAGAGTTAAGAAAAAGTAAACTATATAAGACTTTTAGTAAGATTAATAACATAGGAGTATGAATTACGAGGTCAAAGTATTCTATGAGCGTATAGCTGAACCAATGGTCTTGTACTTAGAATCTGATAATGTACAAGAAGACATATTCAAGGCTCTTGGTATAACTTCTTATGAAGATGTATCACAAATAAATTATAAGGTAATATTCTAATATGATTACAGAAGAACAAATAAAAAAACTAAAAGCACCATTACCAGAAGAGGCTATTTCTCAACACCCTACAAAAAAGTTCCTAAGCTCTATCAAGGCTATTTATGTGGTAGAACGACTTAATGAAGTATTTGGTATAGGTGAATGGAAAATCGCAAATGAGTTTGTAGAGAAAACTGAGGCAGAAAATCCTATGGTGGTTGTAAAGTCAGTGTTTACTTATCAAGATATTCACATTGAATCCTTTGGTGGTAATGATAATAAGGACTTAGGAGACGCTTACAAGGGAGCTTGTACTGACGCACTTACAAAGATAGGTAGTTATTTAGAGATTGGAATTGATGTTTTCAAGGGAAAGCATACAGCTCTAAGTATAGAAACACCAATAGCACGAGTACCATTTTAATAATAAAACAAAACTATGGAACAAAAAAAAGAAACTATCTTTCCCGACGGAATGATTTACAAAGTACCAAGAGATGATGCACCTGAATTTAACAAGGGAACAGTATCAATTAAAGTAGATGAGTTTAAAGCATTCCTGGATAAGCATGTATATAATGGCTGGGTTAATTTAGACTTTAATAAATCAAGAGACGGTAACCTTTACTTTAAGTTGAACGACTGGAAACCAGAACCAAAACTTAATATCCCTATTTAATATGACTATCAAATCATTATTAGATGAAATGCAGTTATCTGTAATAGAGGGCAGGGTAATGACACCTGATTTCTGGATTGATAAAGCGATACAATTAACTGCGTTATGGTCTGATCTAAAAGCTGAAATGCTTAATGCAGAATTAAAGTATAACCAAGAGATAGGCGAATATCTTGGTGCAGGAGACACATCAGCTAGTGCTAAACAAAAAGCAAATTGTGGTAATAATTATAAAGTGTATAAAGAACTAAAAAACAGAGATGAAGTTGTAAAAGAATTTATTATGTTAGCTAAAAAAAGAGCAACAATAAACAAGGAGTATTAACCTATGAAAACATTTGAAAGCGGAAAAACAATTAAAGAGTTAGGTATAGATATTCAAAGGAAATTTGTTGTTGTTGCTTCCTATAATAGTACATTTGCTAATGGAGATATATTGGAACTAATGAAAGATGATGATTCGCACCTTCCAAGGTTTCGAAGAATATCTGATGGAACGGAAAGTCATTACTATCTTGACAGTCTCGCCTATGCACCTGAAGAACAACACAAGTTCAAAGTAATGAAGAATATAATAATAAAATTAATAAACCTAAGAAAAAATGTATGAACAAAGTATTAAAGAGAATCAAAGACCTAGGACTATCAGCAGAAGACAAACTAATGCGTAAGTATGGTATGTACGACGAAGAACTTAATTTAACAGAGGCGTGTCGGTTGGCGTTATGTGAATTAGAAGCAAAAGAACAGGGATATAAATCAGCAGAAGCGATGGCAGAAAAACTTGGTTGTGATAATGAACTTTCAGGATTTGAAGTTGACAGCCTATACAAAAAACACCTTCCAACTTTACTTGAACAAATTGCTAAGTTAGAAAAGGAAGAGAAAAAGAAATAATATGATTGATAAAAAAGACCTATACCCAGGTAAAAGGGTAAGTATAATTAAGGA